CCTCGGACTTGGCAGAGAGAATGCCATCTAAAGAAACAAAGGTTTAGCGTCTACGCATTACACAGGCGATCAGGTAAGACAGAGCTCGCAATAATGGAGCTAATTGACAAGGCTATGAAGACAGACAAGGAACTAGCTATGTTTGTGTACGTTGCACCGTTCCTGAGACAGGCTAAAGCGATTGCATGGGCACGGCTAAAACAGAAGATAGAACCATTACGCAGAACGTCAGTAATAGACATCAACGAGGGTGAGCTATCGGTCAGGTTCAAACATAACGGAGCGATCATCAGATTGTTTGGTGGAGACAATCCTGATGCTATGCGAGGGTTGCGACTTGATGGCATAGTCATGGACGAGGTAGCCCAGTTGAAAAATGAGCTATGGACAGACATAGTTCAACCTGCTCTCTCTGACCGTCTTGGTTGGTCAATCTTTATTGGTACACCTAGTGGCATCAATTTGTTCTCTGAGTTGTACTACAAGGCCATAGACGAGGACGGATGGACAGCATCAAGGTACACAGTATTTGACACAGATAGCTTGCATCCTGATGAGGTGACTCGTCTCAAACGAGACATGAGTGAGACATCATTTGCAAGAGAATATTTATGTGATTTTTCTGCACAGGGTGATGACCAGTTAATCGCATTGGCAGATACCGAAGATGCAGCAAAGAGGACATACCAACAAGATCATGTGAAACTGTCTCCAATAGTGCTAGGAATCGACCCTGCAAGATTCGGGGATGACCGATCTGTAGTATTCCGGCGTCAAGGTAGGCAAGCATTCAAGCCAGTTGTATATCGAGGTATAGACAATATGGAACTAGCAGCCAGAGTGGCTAACCTGATAGAGGAATATGACCCTGATGCTGTCTTTTGTGACGCAGGTGCAGGTAGTGGTGTAATCGACAGATTAAGGCAGTTGGACTATGACGTAATCGAGATACCGTTTGGTGGTAAAGCAATGAAACCAGAGCAATACATCAACCGTAGAAGTGAGATGTGGTGGTTAATGAAACAATGGATAGAAGAAGGTGGTGCAATACCTAACGATGTAGCCCTCAAACAAGAGTTAGCAACACCGATATATTGGTACGACAATGTAGGTAGGCGTGTACTCGAATCCAAGGATCAGATTAAGAAAAGATTGCAAGGTGCAGGGTCACCAGATCTAGCTGATGCACTAGCCCTAACCTTTGCCCTCCCAGTAGCCAAGAAAGTACCGGAGGATATATACATTAAAAGACGTAAAGCAGCCACACAGAAGACGGATTATGACCCATACAAAGTGCTCTAATTTTGTTCGTATAGCAGAAGGTCTAGATGTAGAGCCATTGCTTAAATTGTTAGACAAAAAACCTGCACTTGTGCCATTAATGCGACCAATACTAGAAAAACTAGAGGTTAAAGACATGGGTAGGTTGCTTATTGTTAATTTAAAACCTAGTGGCCATGTAACAAAACACAATGATCAGGGCACATATGCGGATCACTACAGCAGATTTCATCTTGTACTTAAATCTAACCAATGGTGCAGCCAAACTTGCGGAGATCAGGAGCAAAAGTTTGAGGTTGGCGAGGTTTGGTGGTTTAACCATAAAGAGCTACACACAGCACACAATGTTGGCATGACAGACAGAGTGCATATAATATTTGATTGTGTAACTAAATATCCACTATGACGAGTGTGACCGTAAGTCCTGATAGTACAGCTACTGTAAACGAAAGTAGAGTACCTA